GAGCATTCTAAGATGCATGAGTTAGGAATAGCACATGGACATAGCCCAAGAACGAAACACAAATAATTATGAGTTTTTTAAAAGATATTGTCAAGGAGATAGACAATGAATATGCTGCTATCGTTAGTGATGGTGTCGCTGCTGGTGATACTGGTTCGTTTATCGATACAGGTTCGTACATCTTTAACGGACTTGTCTCAGGAAGCATCAAAGGAGGTGTTCCAGGGAATAAGATCACAGCTATTGCAGGTGAGTCAAGCACAGGCAAAACGTTTTTCTGTCTTGGTATCGTACGTAATTTTCTCGAATCTAATCCTGATGGTGGGGTTATTTATTTTGAGTCTGAGAGTGCGTTAAGTAAGGACATGATTGAGTCAAGAGGTATAGACTCAAGTCGTATGATTATAGTACCTGTCACTACTGTGCAAGAGTTTAGGACACAGGCAATCAAGATACTTGACAAGTATATGTCAGAGAAGAATCAACCACCTATGATAATGGTACTTGATTCATTAGGTATGTTGTCCACCTCTAAGGAGATGGAAGACAGTGAAGCAGGTAAAGAAACTAGGGATATGACTAGGGCACAGGTAGTTAAATCTATCTTCCGTGTGCTTACTCTCAAACTAGGTAAAGCAAACGTTCCCCTAATAGTTACTAACCATACATATGATGTGGTGGGTGCTTATGTACCTACTAAAGAGATGGGTGGAGGCAGTGGTTTAAAGTACGCAGCATCTAATATCATCTACCTTAGTAAGGCTAAGGAGAAGGATGGTAAAGAGGTTGTGGGTAATATAATCAGGGCTAAACTCGCTAAGTCTCGACTCGCTAAAGAGAATGCTCAAGTGTCGATTCGCTTATATTATGATGAGAGAGGATTGGATCGGTACTATGGTCTGCTAGAATTAGGAGAGAAGTATGGAGTCTTTGAACGTAAAGGTAATCGTGTTGTCATTGGTGATGAATCGGTTTACCCTTCCGTAGCATATAAAGACCCCGATAAATATTTCTCGCCAGAAATTATACAAGCACTAGACGAGTGTGCTCAGAAGGAGTTTTCATATGGATCTTAAAGATTTTATTATCAGTTATGATAATGCAATAGATGAAAATCTTTGCAAGAATGCAATAGATATGTTTGATAAGGATCCATCTATAGTTGCTAGGTTAGACTCAGAGGTCTTCAATTTTAACTGTATTAATGTAACAGAAGAGGTTGAGATCAAGAAGAATACCAAGTGGGATCCACTACATCAACAGGTTGTACTTTCCATCAAAGAATATGGTGAAAAGTATATGAAAGATCTAGATGTTGAAAGGTATTGGCCTAGACAAAACCAACTAGAGCAAGTTAAGTTGATTAAGTATCAACATAAGACGGAGGATTCATTCAAGCGTCACATTGACATTGGAGATCATAACTCCGCAAGAAGATTTCTTACATACCATATGTTTTTAAATGATGTAGAGGGTGGAGAAGTAGTATTTGATGACATGGACTTCACAGTTGAAGCCAAACGTGGTAGAGTGGTATTGTTTCCATCAACATGGACATACGCTCACTCCTATAGACCGCCTATAGGTGAAGATAAATATGCTCTCACTACATATCTGCATTACACATGAGTATGAAGATTGAAGAGATCACTCTTAGTAAACTGATCCTCATTGACACGTATACTAAGAAGGTCTTACCTTTTATAAAGGATGATTACTTTGACACACCTTCACATAAGATACTGTTTAGTACCTTATCTGAGTATGTCAACAAGTTTGAAACCACCCCCGAACCAAACGCCCTAAAGATAGAAGTAGAGAAACGTCGGGACATCTCCGAAGAAATATACAAGGAGGTTGAGCAGTTTCTTAATAATTTAGATAGGGATCATTATAACGAGGACTGGTTAATCGAGACCACTGAGAAGTGGTGCAAAGAGAAAGCAATTTACATTGCTTTAATGGAGTCTGTCAAGATTGCTGACGGACAAGATAAAACACGTACTAAGGATGCGATACCAAGTATCATGTCCGAGGCTCTTGGTGTGTGTTTTGATGATCATGTAGGACACGATTACATACAGGATTCTGATGACAGATATGACTTCTATCACAAGAAGGAAGAGAAGATACCGTTCGATCTTGAATATCTTAACAAAATTACCAAAGGTGGTTTACCTAATAAGACTCTTAATATCGCACTTGCTGGTACAGGTGTCGGGAAGTCTTTATTCATGTGCCACGTTGCTAGCTCCGTGTTGCTCCAAGGGAGGAACGTTCTCTACATTACAATGGAAATGGCAGAGGAGAAAATTGCAGAGCGAATTGATGCCAACCTCTTGGACATCCCGATCCAACAACTCAACAGTCCACTCCTCAGCAAAGAGAAGTACTCCTCCAAGTTGCTGGAGTTAACTAAGAAGACTCAAGGTAAGTTAATCATCAAGGAATATCCCACAGCATCTGCACATGTGGGTCACTTTAAGGCACTCTTAAATGAATTGTCTATGAAGAAAGGCTTCAGTCCTGACATAATCTTCGTAGACTATCTTAATATATGTGCAAGTGCTAGATACAAAGGCACAATTGTAAACAGTTACACTTATGTTAAAGCAATTGCAGAGGAACTCAGAGGGTTGGCAGTCGAATTCGACTTACCCATTGTATCAGCGACACAAACGACTCGTGCAGGTTATGGTAGTAGCGACGTTGAGCTTACTGACACCTCTGAATCCTTTGGTCTTCCTGCCACAGCTGATCTTATGCTTGCTCTTATTAGCACTGAAGACCTAGAAGGTCTCAATCAAATAATGGTTAAGCAATTAAAGAATAGATACAATGACCCTACAATGTATAAGAGATTCGTTGTGGGGATTGACAGAGCGAAGATGAGGCTGTATGATTGTGATCAACAGGATGACATCATCGATGCTGGTGATATAGAACCAACTACTGACACTAAAAAAACATTCGAGGGATTTAAAGTATAATGTCTGAAAAAGATCTAACCAATATGCCACCGCAGAATCCAGAGCAGGATGCAGAGGCAGAGAGAATTAACAATCAGATGCGTGACGAGTCTGAGAAGCAACAGGCGAGAGCAAAGAAGGTCATGGATGAAACTCCTAAGACCCCAGAAGATGTTCTTGAATCTGAGAGAATGGGTCGTGCCCCTGCTGCTAAGGCAAAGCTAGAAGAGCAAGTAAAGCAAAAGAAGAAAGCACAGAAGGGAGAAGGTCCTAAGAAGTTTGAGATTGACCTAGACAACTACATGGAGTTTGTAGATAGGGTTACATCCCCTGCTAGTAAGGATTACAATGCTTTACTAGAGAGGTACGCTGAGTTAAAGAAAAAAGGTTGTAAGATAGAGAGACTAGATACTGCTGGCAGTGGTCTTGCTGCTGAGTCTGGTGAGTTTATGGAGATCGTTAAGAAACTTAAGTTTCAAGGTAAACCATATGATGCTAAGACTAAGGAGCACCTAGAGAAAGAGTTGGGTGATATTATATGGTATGCAGCACAAGCAGCACTAGCATTAGGTCTAAGACTTGATGAAGTCATCTATACTAACACTCTTAAGTTGGCAACAAGATATCCAGGCGAGATGTTTAACGTGGACTACTCAGAGAATAGAGCACCTGGTGACATATAATGGCAGAAGCATACACTCATGGTAATTTATCTGTTGTAGTACCAATGGATGATATGAAACTTATCCTACAACAGATGTGGAAGTCACGTGACACTGAAGAGAAGATGGGTGAGTTGTATAAGAAGTATAAAGACTTGACAGACTTTGCTGGTGTTGATGAGTCTCCTTGTGATATATGATAGAGAAGGGTGATAAGATAGTGCAGATGGTTCTGTTGAGTCCACATGAGGCAGACCATCTATACAAGAAAGAGAATGGTACATTCTATTGGCAGCATCATAGAAAGAGTGGTGACACATATTCTATACCTGAGATACAACTAGAAATGTTTCCACCCCCACCACCTAAGAAGATAAAGGTGAATGAAGATGCACCACACCATAATATACTAGAGAGATACTATGGTAAGGACTGGAAACTCACACCAGTTGAAGGACTAGAGGATCATTATTAAGAAATGCTAACATGGGGTTGACAGACCCCTTTCTTTATGGCATAGTATATCTGTTGGACGCAACGCTAAGGAGTGACTGAATAATCTTTCTGGCAAACGCTGGATAAGGTGATGAGACACAGGTGGTG